ATACCATAAAAAATATCGTTCATAATACATTATACACTATGAACGATACAATAGCAAATGATTTGGTCACTGATTACAGGTTCGTGTACGAGTAATTGTGCCATCAGGGTTTTGTGTCTCAGTCCAAGGTGTGCAAACTTGACCCAATGATGTAGTAGGATTTTGAATTACTACTTGAGTTTGTACGTGACGGTTGTGTGCCTCATTGATTGCCGCACCAATAATCAACGCACCTACCGCAGGTGCGATCCAATTGTCACGGTAAATAACACGTGGACCATGATGGCGAAAGCCGTGACCATGATAGTGTTGAGCCATTGATGTGCCGGTAAGGGCTAAAAGCGATAATGCTACTAGAATTTTTTTCATAGTATTTCTCCTATATGTATTTAACGTATTAGGGCTCAATCCAGTTGACAGCTTTATCTTTATCAATTACCTCTTGTAAAATAATTTCTACCATTTTATTTAAGGTGATATCTCTCTTGTGAGCTTCCATAGCTAACTGATAGATTTCATGTTCGTCTAAATTCAACTCAATTTCTACACGATTATCATTTTTCATTTTTTTGTTCCAAATAAAACATTCCAACTTTCACCTGTGATTCAGCATGTTCTCTGTCTTTAGGAATCACAACTGCAGAACCATCATACAAGCATTTAGCATCTTTTAGTAATGGTTCAATGTTGTTATTGTAAATCTGTTCCATGGTTTTGTAAAGCATTTCGGCATCTTCTGCTGTCATACCTGATGTCCAAGAGGGTTCTCCTGGTTCTTTGCGTAATCCATAGTCATGCCTATATGTTAGGCACATACTATGGATAATTTCTTCTTTAGTTTTCATGCTACTAACCAACCTATTTCATCTTTTGTTTCAACAGATTCGGCTCCGTCATACTCATTGATTTTAAACTCAGTGCCTTCGGGTATCCAAGTAACTTCTAAGTCCATTAAACCGCCATCGTATATTTCAGGATACTTTAATGCCACATAAGTTTGTAGTTCGTCAAACTTTTCGTCCACTACAAATTGTGCTATGGCAGGTTCAAAAATAAGTTCAGGCATAGTAGGGTTCCAAGTGAACCATCCTGCACCAAATCCTGGGCTGTACAATACAGCCACTTTTCCATCTTTAATTAATTTGTTCATTTTATCTCCAAGCATTAACTAATCCTATTAAACAAGTAACCATTGAAACTACATTAACAACTATTTGTGGACTATTTTTTACACGACTGGCCCAAGCTAAAAACGCAACAGTACCTAATGTAAATGCTACAATATTGTAGGGATAAACACTAGGACCTATTGAGTTCAAAACGTGGCCGATAATCACAAACAAGGCACCTGACCATTGTAACGTATCGTTTACTTTCATTCTACAAGTCCTACACTTTTCTTAACTTCATAGCGGGCAATCTTCTCATCAAAGTACATGTGAACGCCTTCATTGTAAGGACTTGCTACTACAATTTCACCTATCTCGGTAGCAAGGGCTTGTGTGAATTTAAGTAGGATAGAATAAGTGTCCTCAGATTGACTCAAAGGATCACGATCCAAAATCTCTACTGTACTGTTAATCAATTTTTCAATTTGTTCGTTCATTATTTTACTCCAAAATGTTGTTTAGTATTCCAAATAGCATCACTAAGGCGTAACTTAGATTGACTGGCATCAGTCATAATTGATACACATTCTTTGGCTGTTAGTTCAGCAAATAATTGTAAGGGGATGTATACCTCATCGGGCAAATTATCTAAATCGAAACCTGCTTGTGTTGCTAGTTCTTTAATTCGTTCGTTCATTATTTTAATCCAAATGTGTTAAGTGCGGGTTTTAGTGTGTTAATTAATTCTGTCTCATGTGCATGAGCAGGACGTTTGCCTCGAACAACTTCAATAGTTCCAAATACAAAACGCTCGGCGCCTTGTTCACGCAAAGCACGTGACAAACCCCAGTTTTTGTTTTCTGTCATAGCACGTTGCATATGCTTTTGCATACGACGGCGTAATGTTTTGAAAACGTTACCTTTGAATGACAATGCAGTCAAGCCGATGTAGTACTCAAGTGTTACTGTATCTTGGATGTAGTAAATCACTTGATTGCGGTCTGTTCTGCGTTTACGGTTGATTTTTGAGTTCATGTTAGTATTGTACACCCAAACCCATTTATTGTCAAATTATTGTAGGAATCGCTAGAAGTGTATCAGAGTCTATTCCTGAACATTCTAGCGATTTTGAAGCCCCTGAGGTGTGAAAATGAGTACTTTAGTTTGCGGAATTTGAGCTATTTATGTGCTCTAAAGTCTTATTTAAAATAGGACTCTGTTTTGCGAAAACATCTTTTTCCCAAGGTAATGTATCATAATCAATATTAGGATCCACTGTTATTTGACAACCATTCCAAATGTATCTACCATTACTAGTAACTCCTAATTTACCTGTTTTAATTTGATTTAAATGTAGTAATTCATGTACTAATACTTTTGGCATATCATTAACATTTAATTGATTATTAATATTAATACGATTTTTAAATCTAGGATTAACTATGGTATTACCATATAATGATTCGTGCATTAATGCAAATACTATTTCAATATTATTAGGAATATCCAAAATAGTAGAAACATATTCACATATTTTAATACATGCTTCTTCTCTTTCGATGTTTTTATCATCGCTTTGGTAAATAAATTTAATATTCATTAGTGTACCACTTGACCTACACTTGTATTAAGCCAAATTTTAATTTCTTTTCTTAAATCTTTTTCGGTGTAACCCATTTCACCTAATCGAGTTATTAATGCAACAAATAAACCATGGGATGCAATACCATAAATGTATTTTTCATCGTCATTCTCATGTTCAAATTTATCCAATTGCTCTAATAATATATCTTCAATAAAGTCTGATGCAATAATGGCACTATGTTCAAATTGCCAAATTTCATATTCTTCATCGTCAACTTCTTCAACTATTAAATTCTCTTTGCTCATTTTCTTCCTTAGTTCCAATTATTGGATATTCATAATTAACAGTTTCAATGTTTTCTCTAAACACGATTGCCCCATTTTTTAAATGGAATCGTCTTGCCATATTAGTTTTAGGACTCAGAGTTACAAATCTAGTTACACTTGGATATTGTTCTTGTATCCCTTTTACTGCCCTAAATAATAATTCTTGACCCTTGCCACTTTTGTAACTCCAAATAGTGTAAAATACTGCTGTAGTAGGTACTTTAGTAGTAAGTTTTAAACCTTCTACATTTTCTGGGACAAAATCATGGAAACTAACACATACCATAGCATCTGGATTACTTTCTTCTTGTTCATTATCAGTTAATGCCGCAACCATTCTGCCGTCACTAACTCTAAAATCTGTGGGTATTTCTGGACGAACCGGGTCGTCTTTAATAAAATCTAATAATCTGTGTGATATGTCTCTGATGAAGTGTAGCATTTTATCCTCGGGTAGTGTTATTCGTATTTAGCATTAAATTAAAATATGCTATTATTTAACGTCATTTATTTCTCCACTAAATATTTGAATGATTGAATGGAATACAGGGTTAAAAGGGTATCGAAAATGTACATTAGAAATAAATCAGGATGTACATTATTTTACCACAGAATTGACGGATGTACCATTCACACCCAATCGTAGTATTAATGAAATATTCAATGACCATTTAGAAGCTAATAATAGTAAATATGTAGAAGTTTTGTACAGCGGTGGGTTAGATAGTGAAATCGTGTTGTTGCATTGTATTGAAAACAATATCCCTGTAATAGCTATTACAATGGTTATTAAAATAAAGGGAATGATTGTCAACACCCATGACTTGTATTATGCTGAAAAATTTTGTAGGGAAAACAATATTTCTCATAAACTGATAGATTTAAATGCAGATATTTTCTTTGAAAATGGGACATACTTAGATTACTTAACTCCATACTACATAACAGAACCTCATGTAGCTACACATTTTTGGTTACTTGAACAATGCAATTATTTCCCAGTAATAGGAGGTGACTGGCCATGGTGTCATGTTAATAAAGAGAATAGAATCTTATCTCCTACAAGACTAGAATTTTCTAGCTATGATCGG